ATTATTAACATTATATACCATATTTTGCATTTTTATATCTCTATGAATTATTTTATTAGCTTGAAAAAATAGCAATCCATCAAATAACCCTAGCAACGAGGTTAAAAATACTTTTTTAGCATTTAATGTTTCTAATGGATATACTTCTTTAATGTAGTCAAGTATATTAATGCCTCCATCTTCTAATAGCAACATTAACAAGTCATTTTTGTTGTTAGCAAATGTGGCTTTAACAAGTTTTGTTTTACAATTTTTAACACTATTATTAAATCGATTATCCATTAAAGGCTTACATAAATGAGGACCAACAATAGCATATTTTTCTAAGCCAACTATATTATTTATTGAACTATATTCGCTTTCTTCATTGATTGCGTCAGATTTATACATTATTTTAGATATTTTATTGTTATAGTCTTTTTTAGTTAATACACCAACGCCAGCGTCATCACACAAAAGCGGGGGTTTTAATACGCACCCAAATGTGCCTTCGCCTACAACTTTAGATGTCATTATATATAACTAAATATTAATATTTTTCATAATTATAAAATTAGTAATATTTAGTTATATTTAGTTATATATAATATTAAATGAAAATAACATTCAAAAACAACAATATATATTATTATCATTATAAAATAATTCGTGGAGAACTATGTTGGGTTTTACTTCCTAGCGTATTAGTGTTAATATTTTATTATAATTCTTATATTAAATATGTAAGTTTAATTTTCTTATTAATTGGAATAGTTGGATTAATTGATAGTTATTATAAAATCATACAGGAAAAGTTAGTGTTTATTTTTATTATTAATATATTTATACATTTAGTTGGTTTTTATCCATTATTAAATGTTACAAAATACTTTGAATACAATAATATTATATATTATTTTGGTTTATTAGCATTAGCAATAACATATTTATTACCATATTGGCCTTATCATGTATCTCGAAAGTTAATAGCTAGTTTAATTATATTATTATATTCAAGCTATACATTATATCATATATATAACAATTATTTAAACAAATAGTTTAAATAAAAAGTTTAAAAGTTTAAAGTTAATTTGTTTTGCTATGTTATAGTAAATGTTTTTTAATTCTACTCATTTAGAGGAAATGAAAATGGGTTATTTTGAACATATGTTTGTTTCATTACATTATGCTTTTATATTATTATTATCTTGTTTTAAAGCATTTATACATGCTTTTATACCTGATATATATGTAACATCGACAAGTGAATGTATTGTTGAAATAAACAAAGAACTAACAAAACATAAAAAACAGGATTATAATGGCTTTTATTATCAATAACATAAATAACATAAGTAACATAAATATAAAATTGAATTATTCAAACGCAATATAAACATATACATAAACAAACAAACACAAACTTACACTATAATATGCTTAAAGAAGAAACACTAACTGCTATGGATAATGCTATTAAAGCTATTGTTATGGATGAAGCCAATATTATAAAATATTTAGATCTATATAATTTTGACATTAAGTCTTATGAAACTATGGACGAATATATTTTAGACAATTATAATTACGAGTTGTTTGGAAAACAACTTCATTGGACTCAACTTGAAAGTGTGGGTTCTAGAACCATTCAATATTTTATACCATACATTACAATTATATCACATAACTATAATATATATTATGAAGTAATAAATTGGATTCAAAATCAAGACTATTATAAATTAATGAGTTTATATGCGCTAAGTGTATCATATGATATTATTAGTACACATATTGCTTCTATAAAAATGATATGGTTTAATAACGATAAAACATCTGATATTGTTTTAACAAGCTGAATAATAATATACTTTATACTTTATAATATAGTATATAGTATATGGTAAAACGCAAATCATTTAGAAGAAAAAGAATAATTACAAGACGCGCCCGAGGAAGAAGCTATAGCAAATCAAAACATCCTAGTGGAAGTGACAATAGACAGTCATTAGTAAATTATTGTAATGCCGATGATTGGACTAGTTATGAAAATTTAGTAGCTAAAATGATAAAACATAAAAATATTCGTAATGATTTTTTTAGACATTTGGATTCTCAAATTCATACTTTTAGTCAAAACACATTAGATTGTTTAGAAACATGTTTAACACGATTACAAGAAGAGGCAATACCAGAATCTAATAGCCATCTTTATTATATTGTTCAATCAAGACGCTAAATCAAGACGCTAAATTATATAAAAAAATTGAATTAGTTATACATACTATTATTTTATGTTATAGAAAAATATGGCTAGTTCAGCTCTTATGTTATTGTCTCTATTAACGCACAATAATAACAATATTATGAAACATATGTTTGATGTAAATTATTTAAAAACATTAGAAAAGAGAAAAATGATGCATTTAAATAAAAGTTATTACGAACACCAGCGTAATAAAATGAATGAAAATAAGGCGCAATTATTATTTAACGCACACGAAAGAACACATAAAAAGTATTATTTAAATAATTATAATTTTGCTAAGCGTTAAAACTGTTAAAACCATAAAAACTTATTAGTCGTTAAAACTTAGCCCTATTTTTTTTATTAAATATTATTAAACATAAATAATATTTAACAATAATTTTATAGTTCTTATTATATATAATGATTGATCCTAATAATTTTTATAATATAACATTTAATAATTATGATAAAAACAATTCAATAAATAATGAATTATTTGCCAGAAACTTTCCATCAAGCAATTTAACAATGAACTTTCCATTTAGACCAGTAAATACTAAATATACATTAATGCCTACAATTAATAATGTACTAAAATCAGTGGAACAAGTCGCAAATTATAATGTGTTTGATGTAAGTGCTATCTTTTTTCCAGGCACACGAAAGCCACATTTTTGCGGATTTGCTTCAAATGTAGATAAAGAGTCAACATTACGCAACCAATTTTTTGCCTTACAAAAGGCAGACCAGTCGCGTTATATTCCAGACAGCACAAGTGATTTATATGAAACTAAAATAGAAGAGTTGCCACAAAATGTTAATTTAGAAGCTAGTTTATTGTTTCAAGAAACTAGATTTAATGATTTTAATCCTAGTTTATCAAATTCAATTGGACATGAATTATTTTATAACTCAACACGAGTTCAATTAAAAGATTTAAAATAAAAATTATAATATACAACTATGTTTTCTAATTTAAGAGAGAATATAGAAACAAAAGAAACAAAAGAAACAAGCGAACTTAAAGAAGAAAAAAAAGCTAAGAAAAAAAAACTAAAATCAAAAGCGCAAAATAGTGTAACATTAGATTTAGAAATTAGTCAATCGCCTAGTAGCGTGCCTAGTAGCGTGCCTAGTATAGAGAAACCTCTTCAAACTAAAGAAAAAGAAAATGTAAGAGAGAGTGAGTCTGTAAACAATATAGATTTATTATATTTAACAAATCAGCATCGGTTCTTTAAGCCAAATAAAATAGATAATTTACTAAATAACAATTATTTACTAAAATCAATATATAATAATTTAGATGAAAATATAAATAGCTTTAAAGAACAAATATTAGCTACAAACAATAGTAACTTAAAGGAACTATTAGAAAATAATGGCTATAAAGAAGGTCAAGAAAAACACAAACTATATTATTTGCTATATGTATTAAATTTAATACAACATTTCAAAGAAACAAAAATTCAAAATTTAATATGCGAAGACCTTAAAGACTATTCAAATAATTATAAAACAACAAAACAAGAAGAAGATACATTAAATAGCAATGACTTTAATATAGTAAATGAAACATTAAAATTAATGTCTTCTACTAGTTCAAATTCAAAAAAATTAACTAATATAGATTTAATGGTTACTAAAAAGTCAAATGCTAGTCTATATAAGAAAATTCTCCCACAAAAATGGGAATAAATTAATTAATAACTTTATAATATACTTTTTATATACTTATTATATAGTATTATGACTTTTAAAAATAATTTATATAACAAATTGTCATTTAGTAAAGGGAGAAAAAATAGGCAGTCACGCCGTAACTTAAGCAAACGCATCAAAAGTCTAAGAAAACATAAAGAACAAAAATTTAAAAGATTAAAATGCGCTCCACAAACTAATAATAGTGATCCAGAACTTAAAGATTATACTTGCTATTCCCGCACTAATTTACAAACATTCAAAGAGCTATGGAATAACAATAGCGATGAAAAGATTAATACAAATAACAGTAAAGAAATATGGCAATTTTTCAAAAACAAGCTAAGCAAAGAGTGTTATGATGAACTGTGTTGGCTTAAAAAAAGCAAGTTGTCTTCTATTAACAACAGCGAATTATTAATAAAAGAAATATTTAAACCATTTTCACCAAAAACGTGGATAACAAATCCATCTACGTGGCTTTCTAGTGTTGATATAACAAAAATAATGAACCAATATGAAAAATCGCATAGCAATTTTAAGTTTATTGGTCCTAGTCCAATTGACTTTGATACTAAAGAAGTATTTTCAACATGTGTGTGGGAACAATTATGTAATTTTAATTTAAAAGAATATATTCAAAAAAAGATAACCAAAATAGGAATCATTTTTAATACTGATACACACGATAAGCCAGGAAAACATTGGATTGCGCTATTTATTGATTTAGATAAAAAGTTTATATTTTATTTTGATAGTAATGGAACAAAAATGCCAAAGCAAATAAAAGTATTAATTAATAGAGTAGAACAACAAGCACAACACGAAAATATAATATTAAAAGTAGATGACAATGAAGGTTTTACACATCAATATAATGATGGCCAATGTGGTATGTATGCGCTTTATTTTATAATAGAATTGTTAAAAGAAAATAAAACATACAATTATTTTAAAACAAAACGAATTAAAGACGCTACTATGAAAAAATATAGGACAATCTATTTTAATCAGGCAAACGAAGAACTATATAACATAAAAGACTAGCTTCTCTCTTTCTAGTGCCTAGAATATTTATCATTGGTTTTAATTAGTTCATCTTCTTCGTGTTCAGCCATTAAATGCGGACTGTTTGTCTTTTTTACATTTTTATTAACACTTTCTATCTTAGTTAATATATATTCACCACAAGGACCACA